AACTGAGATGCTGAACAAATAAAACCAATTGATAAAATATTTTCAGCATTAGGATTGAATAAACGGGAATTGGGCTGACCTTTCACAATATCAGATGTTAAAACCCTGCCTGTCCGTTCATCTTTATAAACAGATCTTTGTGGAAAATCTAACTCGTCATGCCTAAAAGTTATTGCTACGGTCATTATCTGCGCTCGACATTAAAGTTAGATTGAACACCCTCGGCAAAATCACCGTAACCTGTTTGAAGTGATCGTTTAAAGTCATTCTGAACAGCCGCCCTTGCTTCACTAACAGCGATATTAATTACCTCCCTATTGCCAATCTGTTCGGATCTAACGTCAACACTTGCGCCTGATAGGTTATTTATATTGATTACTGTTCCACCTACGCCACCACCAGAACCACCGACATTAGTCTGAACCCCTAAATCGCCATTTGCGGCCCGTTTAAGGGGGAGGACTGCTTCTGCCCCTGCTTCACCCATTAAACCCGTTCTGCCACCACTGAGGGGGAATGTAGTGGGTTTACTGACAACACCACCCCTTTGAAATGGAACAACGTTGCCACCAGAAAAAACATTCCCTTTTTTCGATGCCAGAACTTGAGCCGCTGCCGCTGCCCCTGCCGCTATTGTTACACCAGATGCTATAGCTCCACCTATAGGCCCAAGATCTGCAAACCCTTTTGTTAAAGCAACTGCTGTATTAATACCTATTTGCGTCAATGCCAGAGCCTTTCCTAGTGCTGTATTTTCCGCACCGAATGTTTTAACTATGCCTAATAGATCACCAGCTAATTGCCCTTGTGCTGCTAAACGGGACGTTGCTGCGTCTTTTTCATCTTCTGCTATTTCGTCATTTTTCTTTTTATCAGCTATAACTTGATTCGCGTCTGCTGTTTTCTTTTTTTCTGCTGCTGCTGCTTCGCTTTGTGCTATCGCATCGGCTCTTACTTTGGCAACTTTTTCTGGGTTTTCCCCTGCGGCAATCGCTAAACCCGCTAAACTATCAACTTGTCTTTTAAGTGCTAGTTCTTCTTTTTCTTTATCACTTAAAAATTGCTCTGAAAATCTCGCTTGTGCTTCTCTTAAATTTCCATTTGCTATTACCAGTTCACCAATTCTATTAAATTCTGTTACTAACGCCTCCTCCCTTTCTTTGAGTACTTGTGGTTGATCAACCCTTGCCTGTTCTACTTTTAATAATTTTTCTTGTTCTTTGATAAGTGCTTGTAATTGCTTTTCGCCAGCAGGATCACCACCAGCTTGAATAAGTGTTTCTAAAGCTGTACTTAGAGCATCTATTTGGATCTTAGCTTCTTTCGCTCTTTTAGCTGAAATTTCAAGTTTCTGTGCATCCGTTAGAACCGCTGCGTTTTTAGCCGCTTCTGCTCGTCTTTTTAATGCGTCAGCTAACGCTATATTTTCTGCTGCTGTTCTTTTGGTTTTTTCCCCAAAGTCAGACATACCGACTGCGGCTAAACCAAGCAAAGTAACGATTAATCCTAATGGCCCACCAGCAAACCTTAATGCCGTTCCAAATACCCTAGTTGCTACCGCTGCCGCACCTGTAAGTGTTGTTGTTTTAGTTATAACCTGACCATAAGCTTGCCCTGTTATAGTGGTTTTAACTACGTCTGCTGATAAAGCCGTAAAACCTATTCTTGCTGCTTTTATAGCTTTACCCGCTAAAGTAACTGATAATAATACTCCAACAACTTGAAGAGCATTTGAAAGTCCATTAATAACATCGGTTACATTATCATTATCTTTTAAAAAATCATTTAAGGCTTTGGCGGCATCCGACATACTTTTGGCAAATTTATCTGTTAAACCTATTTGCTTATCAAATTCACTTGCTGTTTTGCCCAATATAGTTGATAAGGATATAAATCCTTGCGCTGCTGTTTTCGGTATTGCTGCGGCTCTTTCTGCGGCATCGTCTGCCGCTTTTTGTAATGCCCTTAAAATATCAATACTAGGTGTACCTGTTTTCTTTATTTCCTCTCTGAATTTTCCAATGCTGCCACCAAAACGATCTATATTATCTGCTATAGCTTGTATTACTGTGGGAGTTTGTTCTTGTACTGAATTAAATTCTTCTGCTCTTAAAGTGCCAGCACCTAAACCTTGCGCTAATTGCCTAAATGAGTTTGCTTGTTCTTCCGAGCTTGCCCCTGATATTAAAGCTAAATCACCTAATGTTTTTGTTACTCCAATAAGTTCTTTATTACTTGCGCCTAATGTTTTTGATGCTGATGATAACCTCTGAAATAAACTAACATTTTCTTTTAAACTCGTTCCTGTTTGTAAAGAAACATCTTGTAAATCTTGGAAAATCTCTTTGAAATCACCTGTTGATCTGGTGGCATCTTTCACTCTGGCTTCTAATGATTGGAAATTATCAGCCGCAGTAACAAATACCTGCACCCCTGCCGCTGCCCCTGCCGCTACTATCGCAAGTCCTAAACCTTTAAAGCTACTAGATAAACCATTAACACTCTTTCCCGTTAACGCTGATTGTGTACCTAAACTGGTTATTTGTTTAGTTGTTTTCTTCGCTTGTTTTTCTGATTTTTTAAGGGCATTTGGCAAATCTTTGTTGAAGTCTTTTTCTAAGTTATCAACTTTTTTATCTGTCGTGGCTACTGTATTACAAAGATCTTGAATCTCTTTTTTTGTTTTTTTGATCGGCCCATCTGCGCCAGCGGTTTTTGCTGTTACCTCAATACCAACCTTATCAACCATAACGATCACCGAAAAATTTATTTGTTTAAATTATAGTCGGTTTATTGATTTGCTGTTATTGCCTGTTCATTCATCAAGATCACAATCTCTATAAATGTTTCTAGCTCTAACGAACTGTAAGCAGCGTTATGTAAGCTTACTATGTCAGATATTGGAATTAGACCGTTAGCGCGTCTTGAGTGGGTAAGGAGGGAATAAGCCCGTAAATAAGGATTCATCCACGGTTTAACATTTGGCATATCAACAAGGCAAGGTGTTAACTTGCCTATATCTCTCGATGTTCTTTTATGCCACTCAACATCTGGCTGTTTTCCATTAATCCCATAGACTGAGATCCAATCGGTAACATTTTTGCTGTGAGTGACTAAGGCTTTTTTGTTTTTTCAGATTTTTTAATGCGGAATAATTCTGTTTTCTTCGACTCTAAAATAATTTCTGATTTTAATTCCCAATAAGCAGGATCATTTATGATCTCGCTTACCGCAATAGCACCCTCGATCATAGTACCGTCATTATCAATCTTCATAACGATAGAATTAGCAATAGCCAATCCGGTTGCTTTCACATCTTCTTCTGTGGTGATATTATCACCCTCAAAATTAGCATTTAAAAGATATGAAGCCCAAAACTCAGGTGTTCCCCACTCTTTTAACAATACTTTAACGCCATTGTTTAGTGTGATCCAAACACCTTTTTCAACTGCGCTTTTATCACGCTTATATGCTTCTAATCCCATCTTTCTAACCCATTTGTTATTTTAACTAAAAATATAGTGTATATAATCCATTTCAACATGAATTATGGTGCATAAGTTATTTTTACCATTTCATTGCTCGTATTTAATAAGGCGGTATAAGTTGATGTACCAGCTAAAACAGCAGTTTTACTTGCAGAGCCAAAAGCGCCAGCACTAAACTTGCCCCTTGGGAATTCAAATTGAATAGACCGACCATCAATAGAATTAAGTTTAATAATTAGCGCATGTTCCGTTTCATTTTCTAAACGTCTAATCAAATCATCATTAATTTGATGCCATTCAAACTCAACCGTTGAAGTAAATTCAGTTGCCGCAGATGCAAAACTTTTATCTACTGTGATCTCGAATAGATCTTCTCTGGTTCTGGCAATATTTATTGTCGCGTTTGTGAAGCGTAAACCAAAATCTAAAACATCGAATCCGTCAATGGTAGCTGTGATAAAATCGCCAGCTTTCATTTTGGGGTGTTTAGCATTTGGTGTTTTAGTTGCTCCACCATCAATAACGGTTTGGCCTGAGAATGTCATTGTCGGACTGTCTGTAGCTGATAAAGCAATAACACCATCGACCAAGACTTCATCGGCCCCACCTAATGAAGCTATTTTATAATATCCGTTATTACTAGTATCTGCCGCACCTTCAACCAGTATGTAATTTCCAGCAACAACCGTAGCGGGTAAATTACCGACACCTAAATCAATTGAGTTCGGGGCTGTAAAGGTTACATCTGCCACACCAACAACAATCGTAACAGGACTTAAACTAGGTGTTCCTGTACCTTCCCAACTACCTGTCGCTATTTCACCATTACTAACGGATAAACTAAACGCAGTAGCATAAGCTGAATTAACATGAATAAAGTTTTGTGTTGAAGCGATCCCATCTTCAATAACGAGTGTTTCACTATCATCTGTGCCATTAGTTAAAACAGATCCAGCAAATTTATTCGATAACAAGGATTCAAAAAATAGAGTATGACTACCAACGGCATCGTCACGGAACATTTCAAAATCATAATTAAACGATCCGTTAGTCTGTACTTTGATAATGTCATTAGTACCTAAAAACGGGGTTAATTCCTCGCTTTCTGTAGTGTCTATTTCTTCTGCGACACCAGCACCACCATTATTTGGGAGTTCATACCAAGTTGCTGCCACTGGTGTAGTTCCATTAACTAGCTCAACGGCTACAAATGTCTGACGTTCCCCACCAACAGGGGGGCGAATTACTGATGCGGTCATGGTCTTAATCCTCTATTAATATTGTATAAAGTTTAGTCTAACTATTCATAAACTGTGAAATCGTTCATAACGTCACTTCTGAAAAATTCATCCACTGTACCCGCTGTTTTTACTTCGCTTTGATCAAAGCGGTGATCAGGCTGTGTAAACTCGTCAAATATCGCGGCTATTTCATCGACAAGATCTTCATGGTCAACGGTATGAGTATCTTTAGGACTATGAACCATTATCAAAACCTGACCATCGTTAGTAAAAAAATCAGATCCCAAATCTGCCCGATCTCTTTCGCTAAAAATTATTTGAACTCGTATATAAGGTTCATCATTCAATCTATCGAAAGGCTGGTTATCCCACTTGACTTGAGTAGCAGCATTTAAAACTGCTGGCAAATTATCTAAAATTCTTTGTCTAATTGACGCTGTGAACGTTTTTCTAACAAAAGCCATGTTAATTCCTCAAAGCAAAGTTAACCGCAGCAGTAACGCTTCTCTCAACCCATCTTGCTGGTGGCTGTCCACCTTTCCCGCCTTTTTCGTTTCTTACTTCCGCATAAATAATATTGTTGGTTAAATACAAAACATGATCGAATATATTTCTTGGTTTTTTTGGAGGATATACGCCAGTAGGTGAAAGGTTTTCTGGTCTTTTATTATCATCACTAAACGGGAATGAAGTATCTAACGGCTTATTGAAACTTGCTATCCAGTTATTAGCTAAACGCCCTGTATCTCGGGGTGTGATTTGAACTAACCTTCTATCAATATCAATCATTAATTTAAGCCCCTGCTGATACGGGGCATTCTCAACAGTGTCTATTGCTTGTTCGATACCAGATATTTTAACGCCCATGTTATGCCCTCCGACCAACTATCTGCCAAAGAACATCTGCGGGATCAACAATAAAACCAACGATTTTATATGTAATGC